AAGGCTGCAACTGAATTTTGTGAAGACAGAAGAATTAATTTTAAGATCATCACAGAGGACGAACTCGGAATCAAATGAACCGTATCGAACAACTCATTCCAGATCTCAATAACAAAACAAATGATCAAGAAGAGATGATGCTTGAGATCATGCAAGTGTTGAATGATACTGTTACACCTATACCAGATGCAGGAAAGTTTTATACCTTTGTTTATAATGCAAAGACACCTCGCATAACCTATGATCAACATCCATTGATTGCCTGCACAGAAGTACTCCGTTGGGGATTTCGTGGAATAAACTTTCATCTAGGTAAGTATCGAAATTATACTTGGGAAGAAGTAGCAGGTCAACTTTATATTGTTGACTATGAAGAGTTAGGTGATTTGCTATCAATACCTTATGGACTTATGAAAGATACCTACTAAATAAGTAAAAAGATAGTCTGTAATGGCGTCAGCAACTAGCAAACCAGCACAAGTATCAATATATAAGGGAAATGCTCAACAACGTAGATCCGGTAAAGGAGCTAGAGATGTTAATTATTACGTAACAGAGGTTACTACTCTTGGTGATGGTAGTCTAAAGAGAGAAACTTATAGAGGTGACTCAACTAAAGATGGAAGTTTAGTAAATAAAGTTTTAGTTCAAGAGGCAACAGTTAAGGATGGGAAAGAAACAAGTAATACAGTATCATCTAATGCAACAGCAGCAGAAAGAAGAGCATTACAAAATCCAAACTCTCAATTAAGAGGTTCAATAAAACAACAAACTGACGACGCAAATAAAACAAGAATTAAAAATGAAGCAGATGCTGCTGCTGGTGGACTTACAGATGCTGGTAAGAAAAATCAAGAGGTACTTGGTGGTGGTTCAGGTAATAATGCTACAGAAGAACCTCAAGGAGATTCACAAGCTGCACCCCCAACGTCAACTAATACCACCAGAGACTTTGGGACTATGCAGTATCCTTTAAGCATAGCAGCAGGACAGGATGTTATACAATTTACTGCACTCTCATATGCAGTAAAAGAGATATCAGGATTTAGTTTTTCGGGAAGAGATAGAGTTAAAGTTGGAACTACAGGTGGTAGAAGCAAGGGAACAGTAACTCTTCCTATTCAATCTGGCATCAAAGATCAGAATTCTGCTGGTTGGGGTGAAGATACAATGAATCCATTACAAGCAATGCTGGCAAAATCAGCACTAGGTCTTGTCATGGATGGTAAAACTGATCAGATGGATAAAACAGCAAAACAAATACAAACAGGTACAAAAGAATTTCAACAAGGGATTGGAGCTGCTGCCGTATCTTCTGCAGTAGGAGTCAAAAATATCTTAGCAAGAACACAAGGTAAAGTCGTCAATCCTAACCTAGAACTTCTTTTCCAAAAACCAACACTGAGACCATTCTCTTTTACATTTAGAATGTCTGCAAGGAACGCAGACGAAGCAAAAGATATAATTAAAATTATTAGATTCTTCAAACAAAATATGGCACCACAAAAAGGTGGTGGAACTGGTGGAGAATCTGCAAACTTATTCTTAAAAGCACCAAATACTTTCCAGGTACACTATCTTCATAGAGGAAAAGATGCAGGAGAAGAACATCCGTTCATAGGAAGAATGAAAGAATGTGCAATGACAGCATTTGATGTTGACTATACTCCAGATGGAAACTACTCTACATATGAAGATGGAGTTATGACATCATATACAATATCAATGACAATGAAAGAACTTGAGCCAGTATTCTACGAAGATTATGATGATGGCGATATTCCCGCAGACGCAATAGGATTCTAAAATGTCAAACTACTTCAACAGAGTTCCAAATTTTGAATATGTTAGTAGGCTTCCAGATGCTAATATATCAGACTATATTCCTGTAAAAAATTTATTTAAAAGAGGCAAACTCAGAGAAGATATTTTTCAAGATCTTTCTGTGTTCTCAAAGTATGCAATTCAAGGAAACGATCGACCAGATAATGTTGCAGCTGAATTTTATGGTGATCAAAATTTAGATTGGTTGGTTTTAGTTTGTAATAATATTCAAAATATTCAAACGGAATGGCCATTAACTCAAAGTGGATTTGATTCCTTCGTCCTAGAAAAGTATGATACTTATGATAATCTATACTCAACTCACCATTACGAAACTGTAGAAACTAAAAATAGTGACGGTGTTGTAATGGTAACTCCAGGTCTTAGAGTTCCTTCTGATTATAGCATCACATACTTTGATAATGGTGGATATACTACATCATATCCAACTAAAGAAATAACAAATTATCAATATGAAGAGAAACTACAAACAAATAGAAGAAATATATTCTTATTGAAACCAAGATATCTACAGATTGTTTTAGATGATCTTGAACTTCTTATGACATATAAAAAAGGTTCTAGTCAATATAAGACTAAAACCTTAAAAACGGGAGATAATATTAGAATTTACGATTAAGTATAATCACCTCAGTAAATTAATATATGCTGCGATAACTAAAAGAGTTAGGCACAACTGATTATATTTCATTGGAAGTATTTGTCCATCCTAAGTTTGATATAATACATTCCCAACAACCAAACGGAGAAGAGAAATCCTTCTCCATAACTCATGGTGTTCCATGCATGAACTGCACTATCCATTATTCTTCAGCAAGTTTCTGGAAGTAGGATAGAGCATCATCTTCATCAGAGTCAGCAGACTTTGTTGGAGTGATATCAGGTGCATTGAAGTCTGCCGCAGGAGCACTCTTTGCTGCCCAGTCAGGAGCAAAACTACCGCGAGAGTTGTCTTCGTTGTCAGTCTCTTCATCATAACGAGCAGGTGCAGACTTCTGACCCAGAACCATCTTCAAACGTGTTTGTAGTTGTTCGTAGGACTTGAATTGATCAGCAGCAACAAGAGCAGTCAATGAATACTGCTTCTTCCATAATGCTTCTAGAGCATCATCATCATCAAGTAGAGGAGAAGGTGCTGCAAACTCAGAGGAATCATAGTTCCAGTAACCTGCAACCTTCTTCAGTTTCAGTTTGAAGTTAGCACCCTGCCAGAAGTCAAAAGGATTGATTGCTGTTTCATCTTCATATTCAGGTTGCATTGCTTCCATGACCTTATCAAAGATCTTCTTGCCAAACTTATACAGGAAGACACGACCTTCATTCTGAGGGTTAGCTTTGTCCTGCACAACATAGATGTTGGCATAGTAAGAGAGTTTGCGTTTCTGCTTACGAACAGTATCTTTATCTGATTCATTACCACTGTTCCAGAGTTCACGATTGTACTCAGACACAGGGTCTTTACCACCAGTTGTAGTCAAAGAGTTCTCAATGTACCAACCACCATTTCCTTGGAAGGCATGGGAGTACATCTTTGCCCATGGAAGATCTTCTCCTTCAGGGGCAGGGAGGAAACGAATGACGGCATAACCATTGCCGGTCTTATCCATTTCAGGTTTCCAGAGACGGTCATCACCACCGCTACTGGTATTGTTCATCTTCTCAACTTCCTTTACCAGTTTAGAGGTAAGGGAACCCAGAGAGGATTGCTTTTTAAGATTTGCGAAAGACATAGGATTCTTTAGATTTTTTGGATTTGGCTTTTGTGTACCTCTTCATTCTATAGGTCAGAATCAGTTTTGTCAATCTGTTTCTTCATCACTTCAAGCATTTTAGACATGTTACTAAAGACAGTATTCATGCCTGTGTTGGGAGGAAGTCCCATCATGGTTGCAGATTCAATAATGCGATCCTTCATCATCTTTGCTTCAGGATCATCAGATAAACTTAAACGAGTATATAAAACTCTTTGTTTATCAATCAATTTTTCAAGAAGAGCAACATGAAATTTCTGCTCTTCTTTTGACATATTAGGAAACTTGAAGACGTTACGATAAACGTCATCTTGCAACTCACCTATCTCCGTCATTTCTGCACGGACTACATCAGAATCGAAAAAACTCATTACCCTATCACAACCTTTTTAAGAATTTTTTTATAACGAGATACATCAATATTTAGGAATGGAGAATACTTTTTCATTCTCATACTGACTGTCTCCCAAACTGGATCAGATAATTTTTCATCCCAGTCTTTTCTGAAACCAAGTATTCTATCGAGAATAACAAAAGTTTCAATTGAAATATTATCCTTCAGATATTCTTTAAGTATCTGAGGATGTGTAGATTCATCTAAAGAGAATATTAAATCAAAATTACTATCAGAAAATATTTTTTCTACTTCTTCTTTAAAAACATACGAAAGTGATTGTGTTCTTTTCTTCCACGAAGTATATCTACCTTCACCCTCTCGTATCATTTCTCCTATCCAAAGTTTACTTGGATCAGTACAAGTAATGAAATTAGAGATGAAGAACTCAATTACTTCCTTATCATCTTTATTTCTTGATAACTTTTCAAACCAAAATCTATCCTTTCTTTTGTAGAAAGATTGAACTGTAGCACGACTTTTGCCACAATACTTGTGGTAGTCATACTTTTCTTTCGTGAAGTGATTCTTCAACGAAAGGTATTGCTTGTAGGCATCAAACGGCATCATGAAAAAGTAATAGAGTCAAATTTTTGCCGGAAATTTTTTCCCCCCCAAATGAATTTAAAGGGGCAATTTGGCACGGGAACTTCTCTTCAGGAAATTAAGTTCCTGAGCTTCACATTTAATTTTTTCTTTTAGAGGTTTAGATATCAGTTTAGGAACTGACTCTAGATCAAGACTATTCTTTTCACAGAAGTGAATAATAGCATCAATATAACTCATTTTCTCAGCACTGAGAACAAGAGATTCAATCTCTTGTGCAAAACGAGATGGGCAGAAAAACTTATTCTCCAGTGCTTTTTCTAGTTCATTCCCCATTCTCTGACCTAGTATTGTGATGTACAAACTCTTTAATGTATCTTACTAATAACTTAATATAGTCCCCTTTGTTTCTTTTGTCAAATACTTTAACCTCTCCACCAGGTGTAACCATGATAGTGATGAGTTTTTTGACGGGGATACCTGTCAGTTCATAGTAGGCAGCAGCATAAAAAGTTTCTTGAACGAAATAATTTTCTAACCAGGCTTCTGGTTTAATCTTTTCAGAAGTCTTAAAGTCAATGACTGCAAGTTCTCCTTCGTATTCACCGATGCAGTCAACCCTACCAGCCAATCCAAGATACTCAGAATACAGAGTCCTTTCAATGGCGTGTATGTTATCTATCTTATCTAGATATGGTTTAGCATGATGAAACATAAACTGGGTGAGTGGGCGAAAGTCATCCCAATTTATTTCATTGTTCCTCATGTATACTTCAACTGCTTCATGGAAGTCAGTACCACGGGTAGTTGCTCTTTTAGTAATGCGATTTGCTTCTTCAATACCAACTCTTTTACGCCACTTAACAAAGATTTGTCGATTATAAAAAGAAGTTACTGATGTAATAGAAGGCACCCAGTCTCCATTAGGTAAGTTATAGAGACGGATGCCAGTTGTTTCTTTCTTATTTAATTCAAGGTCACCTAGAAAATTATGATGAATAAATGTCATAGATTAAGATCCATTTTTGCAATTAAGTATTCTTTACAGAGTCCTGAACGAACAATATCTTCAACGCCAAACTCAATAATATCCATGGATGGCATTGTTCTAAGAATTCTCATGAAGTCTGCAATACCATTCTTCTCTGCAGATTTAATGAGATCAGATTGAGTGGCATCACCGCAGAACATGATTTTAGATTCTTGTCCAATCCTTGTAATGATACTATCAAGTTCATGAAAATTCAAGTTTTGAAATTCATCAACAATAATAATTGCATTATCAAGTGTAGTACCACGGATAAAAGACGTAGACCAGAAACTAATTGTTCCTTGGTTTTTGAGATTGCCGTATAGCATTTCAAAGTCTGTATCAGTAGGCATTTCAAACATATACTTTACCATATTCTTATATGGAATTTGGTAAAGAGAAGACTTATCTTCATGATCGCCAGGTAAAAACCCAATCTCTCTGGTTGCTACAAGAGACCTGACAAGGTAGATCTTATCGTAAGGTGTCCTTTCATCAAGAACATCCTTAAGAGCATTGTAGAGGGTAATAAAGGTCTTACCTGTTCCTGCTGCACCATATGCTACAAGGTTCTGATCATTCTTATAGCAACGGAAGAGTTCCTCCTGATTTTCTGTCAGGGGTTCAATCTTCCTCATTAAGTCTGAGTTGATTGGTTTT